AGTATCTGGGATATATTGAAATATATCAAACAAATCTCTCTCAATAAAATATTTATTGAATATCCATATACCAATAGTGGTTGTGAATTTGTTTTTGTTCTTTTTCTTTTCTGGTCCGTATGCTCCAATAGGAATTTCTATAGTATCATATGGTTTAAACCTACTATTACCATTAAATTCTCCAAAACATTCCATAATCATAGATGCAGTTATGTCTTCTTCGCTTAATGATAGTAAATAATCTATATCATCTTGTTTTGTTATCTCTTTTGATTTTCTAGTGACCATATTCGTTTCCTCCTAGTATTTATTACTAATAAGTTACGAAATAAAAAAATAAAGTAAATAATAAAAAAAATAAAGGGGGTTTCGGAGCCCCTTTATTTTCCTTGTATGAGAGTGAGGTATATCCTCTATAACTCCATACAATAAGTTGGTTAGGATTTTTGTTCCGCTGTCAAATATACCAACAGAGAAATAAGTCCTAAGGGGGAGCAAACGCTCCCCCGCCTAGGAACTAGTCCTAGGCCTATATATCAAAAGCTAAACAAGCTTCCGATATCATTTTGGTATGAATCAAACAATTATTGGTTATTTAATTCACTTATATAATATATAATTATTTTTTACTTTATATATAAAAAAGGTATAGGACTATCCTATACCTTTTTAACCTTTAGTAGTAGATGTGGTATGTTATATCTAATCCCTTTGTTTCATCGATTAGATATTCTGTAGGGAAGTTTAACTTAGTTAAAGGGCGAATATCCTCATAGTAATTATATGATCCATAAATCTTTGGCCATGCTGTTAGTAGCATAATGGTATTTATCCTAGCATTTTCAATACCGCCAGCCCCAACTGAATTTATGAAAAATTCCCTAGCGTCTTCTTTAGGAATTTTTAATTTTAATTCAACATAAGACTCTATAGCATCAGTCTTTAATGAATCATAAACATTTACATCAATAGGAGTTCCATCAACATACTGTTGTTTCCAGGCTGGATTTCCTTCAAATTTTTTGAAATAATAATGAACCCTTTCACCATTAACTTTTCTTCCAAAGTACATTGCTCTATCAAGTGCACCTAAATCTGATAAAGCTAGTGGATATCTAAATGACACCATATCTTCAGGTGTAAGCCATTTAGAATAATCTACTTCGTTTAATTGGGCTGGACCTGCTCCGCAACCATCAGTACCCATAGCAAATAGAAATACCTTTTCATCAGCTTCACTATGAACTTCACCAATTACAGTATTTTCTAGTTCCAATACAGTATTATATGTCGGTGTTAGAATAGGAACAGTCAGACCAAAATGTTTCATTGCTGTAAATGTTGATCCAGCAAGAATAACTTTATTTGATCCCTTAAATAACAATTCCTGTGTATCTATATTTCTTATGAATATTGCAGTTTTATGAACACTACAATTATCTCTCGAACGGTTTTTATCAAATAGAACAATCTTTTTATCAAACATATCTATACCCTCCTAAATTCTTAAATTATTAATATGTTATAACTGTAGCATCAAACTCTCTCTATCCATAATTTATCTACTATATCTAATCCTTTATCGCCAAAAGTAATATCTGTAGTGGATGTAAATATTTCATTAAAAACAGCTACATCGTTATGGTTTAGAGTTACATCCATTTTATTTATAGTTTCTATAGGCTGGATTTCTTCTTGATATGTTATATTCAAATACTTGCTTATATTATCTACACATCTGACAATATCATCCTTACTCATAGTTGTTATAATACTATCACAGTTATCATGATAGTTAAGAAATTCAAATTTAGTAGATATGGCATTAATAAACATCCTATCTATAACAGTTGCTTTACCCGATTCATCGTTAAGTTTATAAATATTATTAATACTAAATATGTCTATTTTATAAGACTTAAAGAAATTAATAACTTTATAAATATATTTCTGAATTGCTACTGCTGATTCTGTTGGCATATTTGAAAATAGGTGTTTATACTCATCAGTATCTATATATTCATCTATAGCCATAATGGTATAATTAACTGTATCTATCAAAGTTAATTGTCTTATATCTGAAGATGAAATTACTTTTATTTCTTGAATTATATTATATAATGTAATATCTCTATCACTAAGAAAATCACTATATGAAACAGCTAATGACATATCAGATTTCCTGAAGAACTCCATATTTTCATCATGTATCATTAGTGAGTTGTATATTGTTTTATAGATACGATACATACTATAATCTTGAGCATCGTATAATTTATCTTCTAGAAAATCATATATTTGTTTATTGTTTGTGAATATTTCTAATAACTGTCCAAATGTTAGTATTGATCCCTCTGGTATTTTAAATTCTGGCATTCCCAATTTAGCCATTGATGTATTGTTATCGCTAAGATATTGAGCAAGAAGGGCTAAATCAGCTTTAAAGTTAAACCCTTTTATAGCCATTATTTTTGTTGTAGTGTCTATAATAGAATCTACTATTCCATAATATTCATACATTAATGAATATAAGAAACATATTATATCAGTGAACCTAAATGTTTTATTTATAGATATATATGGAATACTAACTTTTAATGCATCGGCCCTTCTATCCTCTTCAAATAGTATACTAAAGAAATAAGGCCTTTCGAATGATAAATTTGTTAAATGATATACACTATCTATGGAAACATATTTAGATTGAAGGATATTGAATTCTCTGTTTATAATATCTCTCTTTACTTCTTCATGTGTTCTATCCCCATCCCAATATATGTCCTGTAATGTTATATCATCATATGATATAAAGTTCATAGCATCCCGTATATACATTTCCATATCAGCATCTATAGGAGTTTTAAAGAATTTTAAATCATAATTTTCTTCTGTATCTTCAACTGTAATTGTCTTACTAGGATCATCTGGAAATTCTGGGTCTTGAATTTCTTTATAATTATACACAAAATTTCCGTTTGAATCTTTCCTTCTATCTCTAAGTAGATAATATTTAAAAATATCTATATCCTCAAATCCGAATAAAGTGCAAATATCCACCAAATTTTTAGTAGTAGATTTATATTTTAAAAGCTTATTGAGGTTTTTGACCATGGCTATTTGGTATTTTAATGGAATTTCTTTAAAATAATCTACATCATATCCTTCAAAAATATATTGGATGGTCCTTATATCAAATACATCTCTTCGTATTAAATATTCAGGGGCACTTATGATGGTATCAACCACAGATTGGATTATAATTAGTATGATTATAAATTTATTATAGTAGTCGGATTCTAATTTAAAAGCCTCGTTATATATAACCTTCATTACATATACCCTATTTTTCTCCAAACTATTATTAAAATTATGATATAGTGATGGAATATCAATTTCTGGCACATACAAAATTGCAAATGGAGAAGCTGTCCTAGCATCATATATTGATATAGACTTATTACCAAGATAATTTAGATATTTTTTAGTAGGATAATCTGCTATTACAGCTGATAATATTCCCATAGTTTTTAATAACTCTATAATAGACTTATCATATTTATGAATAGGTATCGTTAAATCTAATCCATCTGGAAGATTACCATATTCTTTAATATATATTCCAGGTTCCCATGATTGATTAAATTTGGTCGGATAAATAATAGTATCTTCAACATTAGGTTTACCATTTAACATTCTATAGTAATTATTCTCTTCTACATATGTTGCAATGCAGTTAGTAATAGCTATTTTTGTTAATGCCGATCTATAATATTCTGGAACTAACTTTTTATCTAATGTACATGCTTCTCTTATATCAACAGGTTGAAGATCTACAGTTATCATCATATCCATAGTATAAGCACTATCATCAAACATGAGAAATGTAGCACGGCCTTCAATACATGATATGTATAAATCAGATTTTTTAATAATGTCGAATGTTTCATGTATTAATGCTTCATCTTCATCTTTAATGACTGTATTTAAAGACATAATTTTTGCATAGTATGTCAATTCATCTATAATTGGAACATCAGTGATGGTTTTAATTATATCTATTGCCATGATTAATCACCAGCTTTCTCTTTACTTACTTATATGTGATAAAGTCTAAAAAGAAATGTGATTTTTGATATCTTATATATTATAGATCATAATTGAATCGGCGTGGGTTAAATTATAACATATATATAAGTATACGACTAATAGAGGGGGTATAGTAATGAATGATTATAATAAAATACCTGATATTGAAAATTTTATAGAGGATGATATAAATCCTACAATATATTCAGATAATTGCCCTTATCAATTACCTTTTTATCAAACCAGGGAAACTTTAATTAATATAGAAGATTATAAAAAGTTCTTGGATAACTCTATTTCTAGATTTCGTCATAGTAAAACATATAAGCACTATAAGGGTTATCTAATAGATTTAGGATTAAATCGTTGTCAATTTCATAGTAATATTACTAACGAAATGGCTACTATTGAAATGCATCATAATATGATAACTATATATGATATAGCTATTATAATTACTGAGCATGTAATAAACACTAAAGGATATATATCCTCATTCGATCTTGTACAACTTCTTAAAGAAGAACATAAAGCAAA